GCCGAGCTTCATAGCATCCTCAATCACTTGCTGGATCTGCTCAAACGAGGAAGACTTAAGGAGCTTGACAGACTGTAGCATAGCTTTCTTAAGAACTTGCTTACGACAAAAGTCAATAGCGTTTTCTTTTATAAACTCTGATCCATCAATTTGATGGTTGTTGATGACCTTAGAGTAGAATTGGCGAATCTGCTTCTGGAGGGCATCAGTATATGATTCTAAGCCTGATGTGATTTTGGTTGCCATTATTTCATAGCTAGGGTGTTGTCGATATTTAGTGCGGTAATCAAGAAGAAGTTTAACGAAAACTTTGAGATGCTCATACTGAAGGAATTCTGTATCCAGAACTTCAGATATCTGATCGCAAAACGTTCTATCTTGTAGCATTAGATGGCATAAATTTTCTTGAAATGTTTTTCCAAATTTTTGAAATGTTTCCTGTTTGGTTTCCATGTTATCCTCCGAGTGTTATAACTACTGTGTTAGTTTCTTAAAAGCAACCCACAAGTCTGTGAGATTGAGTGATCCTTGTCCGTCTTTCATAAGCATTTTAGTAACATTTATCTTATTAAACAATGGGTTAAAGCCATCTAAAATAAAGTCAATTTTTTTCCTTCCTTGGTGGGAAATATTTGGTTCATATAGCTGCATGATTCTATAGTTAGATATAACAAGATCTTTGTGTTCTAGCAACTTTTTATGTATAGATTTCTTATTTTTTTGTACGGCGCACTCCGTCATGATCTCTGATACACCTACCTGCCTTGGTCTATCTAGATGCGGGAAATACTTGACCACTGTCTTCATTCCAATTCTTGGGACACCCTTAAGATTATCCGAAGAGTCCCCATCAATCGCCCTTACTAATGCGAAGTTTATGGGGTGTACTTTGTATTTATAGATCAATTGAGTGCCGTTGATTAATTCCTTTTGTATTGGTCTCCAAATAAATGTATCCGGGTCATGGCAAAGCTGGAAGAAGTCCTTGTCTGATGACACAATCACCTTATACCAGTCTTTGTATCTATCATGATAATTTACATACGAAATAACATCATCCGCTTCAACATAGTCCTGCTGTAGCTGGATTACGGGCATTTCGTTTAAATACTCATGTAGTCTTAGTTGCTGGTCTCTGCGGTTCTTATAGACCTCGTCATCAGGTAACTCTATCATTCTTCGGTTAAACCTCACCGGCCTTCTTCCTTGTTTGTATTCTTTATTAAGCTGCCTCTTCTTTTCAGAGCCTCCGTGGCCATCCCAACATATCACAACCTCGTCAGGCCTGAACTCACGACAAAGAACCTGTAGTGACTTGATAAAGCCAATCGTTCCTCCGTTTGGTAAGCCCTGTGGGTTCATGCTTGGGATAATTGTATAACTACGCAAAAACATATTTAAAGCGTCGATAATCAAAACTCTTTTCTTGTCACTCCTAGTAACCTCTATTTTCATAATTCCTCCGATGTTTGTTAAATATAACCTATTCTTACAACCTTGTCAAATAAAAAACCCCCGATTTTTCAATCGGGGGCCAACAGGAAATAACACACACAAACTACGACTTGTATTTCTCTATCAGGACTTCATCCATCAGAGAGATAACAGTCTCCCTAAAATCTTTATCTTCTAGCTTATTAAGCCATTGTTTTCCTTGAAATTTCACACTTTTTCCATCTTTACCTATCATCGTATACCAAGCGCCCGAAAGCGTGAAATTGGGGTGTTTTGAAGCCTTGAGGACCTCTAACCATGACTCCTCATCTTGAATTCTAACCTTTTCACCACCCCACATAATCTTAAATTCACACGATCTTCCTTCCGATCCCATCCTTGACTTCTTAATATAAGCCTTAACATGAGATCCAACTCTTACTCCATCTTCATCCAAAGCAAAACTTGCCTTTGCTTTTCTTTTTGTGAGCCAGATGCGCAAGGAGGAAAAGTATTCTAGTGCCTTTCCTCCCGGCGCAATATATGGCTCTACGAGCGCTTCTGCTGGTCTGCTTGTAATGTTTGTCTTCAACTGGTTGACTAACAACAGTGTTGACTGTGTGTTGGCCAATGGAATGGTAAGTTTGGAAAATGCTTTCGCAAAAATTCTTGGCTTTACCGCCATTGAAGACTGAGGGTTGAAATCGCCCTCAACATCTTTTTCTGATGGAGTGGCTGCGATTGAGTCCCAAATAAATAGAACTCTTGCTTGGCCATAATTCTCCATTACATACTCAATTGTCTCTAATGTTTTTTCTACACTGATCGCAGATTGATAAAGAATGTTATCAATATCAACACCTGCCTTGATCATAAACTCATTAGAGAGTGCTGATTCGGCATCAAAATATACAACATACATGCCCTTCTTCTGGGCATTTGCTGCGATTTGTAGAGCCATAAATGACTTACCAGCACTAGACAGACCAGCTAACTCAGTAATTCTTCCAACAGGGATGCCAGCCACTTTGCCCGGGGCAATTGTACAGTCTAGCCATCGTGATCCAGTTGGAATCCAATCCTTGATTGATACTGGGTCATTTTGTTTTAAGTCGTGGGCTGCTTCAATGCCCAACTTCTTATTAATCTTTTTCGCGAGATCGCTTGTGTTAATTTTTCCTGTGTGTTCACTCATTTGTAATACCTTTCCCATGTGTTCTCCGTAAAAAAAGGGGGTCCCTTTATTTATAGTGTCGGGACAGTACACTCACTTCACTGATATAAGCTAGTTTGAACTATTGTTCATAAAAGCTTTTAACGCATCATCAACAGTTTTGTTGTTGTTATTATATCGTTCCGTTTCGCTTGAGAGAGACTCGGAGGATTCATCGGAGGACAGGTATTCGTCCAACAACGCCTGAACTTCGGAGGTAGAGTGTCGTTGGAAGAGTGTCTCAATCTCAGGTACAGAACTTAATAATTCATCACAATCAGCTACATCTTCATCACACAAAACCGATGGACGTCGACGGGGCTTCAATGAAGTTTTTGGGAACGACCCCGGAGTTCCGGGGATCGAATAATTAAGGACAATATCAGTTCCAGAATCTGGATGAGTGATATCACCATAATCTGGGTCAAGAACATAAGACAATAAAGTCTCATAAGCCATTTTGCCATATGACCAAATTCTTACACCCTTGCTCTCTTCACTTCGAACAATAATCGGAGAGAAGTATCGCTTTTTAGCGAAAAGCTTTCTTGCTTCACGCTTTGCCGTATCATCGGCAGCCTCCACACCTTCACGCCAAAGTTTGGACGCAAAGTCGCAGATCGGGCAATCTTCACCATGGTTGCGTTTTGGGCATAGAATACCGGGATTCTTACCTACACCATAGTGAAAGTGATATTCCTTAAATGGGTCGCCATCTTCTGTGGGAAGAATGCGAATAGTTTGGTCGCCTTCAGATGGGCGCCATTTTGTGTTGTCTTCTTTCTTTTTGCCACCGTTTCGGGAGGCTTCGAGCTTTGCTCTCATTGCTTCAATATTTAAAGTCATAGTTATTTCCTCTTTTGTTAAGTTTTTTGTCTATAAAGACTAAGGTCGGAGGGGAAAACCCCTCCGCCAATACAATGTAATCTATTTTTTTTAGCTGTCGAATGAAAAGTTGACAGTTTTTGTAGAAACAGTACCTACAAGCGTTCCATGATTAAAGGTTCGGAATCCTTTCTTGTCCGAGTCATAGACGACTTCAATTTCACCATTGCTTCGTGGATAGCGATCAACGCTACCTTCAGAGACCATAGACTTTGGTAGATCAGAAGTCTTAAAAAAGTTCATGGTTCGACGGGTTCCATCACGCTTTACGAAAGTTCCGGTGTATTGTGTAATTGTACTCATGTTTCCTCCAGTGTTAGTTATGAGTGGGTGAGATTTATATCTTTTGATTTAGAAGAATGTGATAATGTGTGTTTAAGATGTATCAACAAAGACTAAATGCTTAAGAGAAAATCTCTTTTGTTTGGTATCTTTAATATAACCTATTCAGAAAATTTGTCAAATATTTTTTTGAATTATTTTTCAATTTGTCTCCATAGGTTGTATAAAGTGTGTATACCGTAGAGAATAAAAG